CCAGTGGGTCAACTAGAGGTGCTACTGCTCTATTTTCAAGTGCGATAGCTAGATATCAAATTCGCAAGATCTTTGCGACCAAGAAGACATCTATGGATATCTGAAAATTCGGAGTGAAGCCTAAAGCGAATAAGCTTACTAGGGAAGACAAAGAGCTAAAGGCTCGTCCAATTGCTCTATGTGACGACACTTTAGTTCGTGTGGGCGGATTTGTCGCTCAGACGATAACTGATCTTTTAGGATTCTGTCCTAGATCAGAAATCTTTTTAGGTAGATCTTTGGACGGCGAAGATTTTAAATATATTGAAGACAAATTTGTAAAACCAGGTAGGATTTTCGCTTGTCCCGACTTCTCGCAATACGACAATTATAACTACGAAGAGATTATGGTTTGTGCTTGTGGGATACTTGAACAATTGTTTACTCGCAACGAAGCGTGTAAGAACTACTTCTATTACATCGCGAGTTCTGTCGTTGATAAACACGTGATAGTTGAACCGGGCGTTCTATACAAACTCATGAAGGGTCTTCCTTCTGGCCATCCTTTTACATCATTAATAAACACTTTATGTAATTGAATAATTTGGACCACTGCATTTGATAACATCTATCGAAAGCACGGTCGAACCCTTGATGATGATTTTAATTTAATTTGCTTCGGTGACGATACACTCCTAAGTTATCCTGATTGGATTAACGCGTCTGAAGTAAACTTTGAGCTGAAGCGGTCCGGGATGAAGATCGACCCGATTGAGGATACAATATTACCATTTTATACTACAGCGACAACACGGGGAGTTCACTTCTTGAGGCGTCAATTCTGTCTAGATGGTATGAGTTGCTGAGACGGGGAATATATTATCGATCGGCTGTCATATATTGAAAATTGTAAGGAGAATGAGCATTTCTCATCACTTAGAGCGTCGAACTATTTGGTGGCAGGGTCTGGTTCAAATCTCACGACTTTTCTGCTTTATGATTTCGTTGAGTGATGTACAGATCGAGTCTTTTGTAAAGAACGATCGGACCCACATTTTAAGAAATTGACAGATGAGATGCTTGCACAACAATATATCGATAACACTTTAAGACTTGACACGACTAAGAGCCATCGCTCTTTTGCATTATGGCAAGACTTAGGAGTTAACGTGAAGTGCGTTGTGTATCTCAATCCTCCCCTGAAAACTGACTCAGTTAGCCAGGTACGAGGATTGAAATTCTTTCAACATGTAATTCGTAATAGATTCCCTCCCCCGCAGCTTGAGATCTTAATCAAGAAGACCGGTATGTTTAGAAAAGATTGTTTGAGGATCAGAAAAGGCATTGCCCGATATGTTGTCTATCGGCCTCCTTGTAATGAAATTATGCGTGATTTAGCTATTCTCCCCCCGGGTGCTCTCGATATCTTCAAATAGTGCCTGGAGTGTGGACCGAGCCTATGTCAAGGTTTAGGTGAGTGGTTGGCGTACGAG